AGAATCTTAAGGAGAAACAACATGACAACAGTATGGCAAATCAGTCAAATGGAAAGAACGCTTGCAGACGGTGGCGTAGTCGTATGTCACTGGCGAGCTAACGCATCAGAGACCGTAGGAACTGGCGATGACGCTGTGACCTACTCAGCGACCAACTATGGCACTGCTGGCTTCACACCAGATCCTTCTGCTTCAGACTACGTTCCTTACGACGACATCACAGAAGACATGGCTTTAGGCTGGTGCTTCGCTAACGGTGTTGATAAGGACGCTATTGAAGCGTCACTGGCGGCTAACATTGAAGCACAGAAGAACCCAACGCAGGCATCAGGAGTACCATGGTAATGCTACTACTAGACTACTTAAACGCCCTCACAGCCCTTGTAACGGCCTGTAGCGCCATTACGGCACTCACTCCTACTCCTAAAGACGACAAGATCATTGGCAAGCTCTATAAGTTCTTAGAGATTGGTGCATTGGTTATCGGTAAGGCTAAACGATAAATGCAGGAAGAAGCAAAAGTCGCAGTGGACGCACTGGCGGTAACTACGACAGTGTCCACCCTAATGGGCTGGATACCTGCTGTGGCTGCTGCTTTGAGCATTATATGGACTGTCATTAGGATCTTTGAGACGGAGACAATACAAAACTTAATCCATAAAAATAAGGACTCTTAATGTGGAGTACATTGATCTTATTGGATCAATCTGGCCCATCTTTGTGGGCTTCATTGTGCTTGTCCTTACGTTGGGCAGGCTAATGTCCCGTATGGACGTAGTGGAAGAAAAACTTAAAACTTTGTTTGACCTCTGGAATAATCGCAATGGCTAAAAGATCAATACCTTTTCGTACTGTTAAAACACCGCCGATGCAAACATTTAAAACGGATCAAGCAGTGGCTACTAATTTTGACTACCTCACCCCAAAAGATTGGGAAGATGTGTTTGACGATTTGCCTTCAACTGCCCCTAGCACAGAAGAAACAGACTCAAGTTCAGATTCATCTTTTAGTGACTACTACAACGATCTTTTTGGCAGGCAGTCAGACTTTTCTAACTCACCAGCAGAAGGATGGTTTGAAGATTTTAGTAGACAATCAGGACAAGATTTTCTATCTTCAGGTGCTCAACTTATAACTCAAAATTTACAGGATGTTTCTCAAGCTTTTCTTAATTTAACTCAGCAAGGTTTATTGTCACAGGTTCAGGAAGGAAACGAATCTATAACGCGGCCTTCTCCACTAACTAACGATATTACTGGGGGTTTATTTCAAGGAACTACAGAAAAATACTTAGATGATCTTTTTGGAGAAAATGATACAATATCCAGAGATGAGTTATTAAGCAATGATCTTTTTTATGAAGTAGGTATTCGATTAGCAACAACGCAACAAACAGCTCCTAGTGGGGACGTAACATGGGTAACAACGAATCAAGAGACAATTGATTCTTATGTACAATTAGATAAAGAATATCAGCAAAGTTTAGAAGAAGAAGGCTCCCTAGAAGCAGACCCAGACCTAATGGGAACTGCAACCGTTGAAGAAACCATAGGTGACGAAGACTTTACTACTGCTCCCCTACCTACTCCAACCCCTACAGACGATAAAGTAGAAGTAGACGACATAGGCGGCACAGAATTAACTGAGGTAGACGCTACTGCGGAAAGTACATACACGCTTCCTGAGAATGAACCAGTAGACGTAACAAAATTACCTACTGAAGATCAAATAGCTATCTGGCCTCAGATTCAAGAAGCTTTATCGAAAATTCCCAGCACTGTTGGCGAGATTCTTTTTGGTCCTGACGGGATGCCTACGTCAGTAGACGAATGGATAGAGTGGGTAGATGAAACACTACAGGCTCAAATGGGTCCTAGTAATCTTCCTTATCCTACGCTTCCTTTCCCTATAGTTATTACGTATGACTCAGATAAAGGAACATGGGTAGATCTTAAAATACCGGTTTCTTTTGATGCAAACGGTAATCCAATACGAATACCTTTGTTTGACGCAGACGGTAATTTTGTAGGCGGTGAAGCAATAGGAGAGTCCGTAAGAGGGCAAGTATTAGGACCTCTTGAGCGCGTTTTTATAGATGAACAGGGAAACCTTACTATCGATCTTCCGAAACTAGGCGAGCAAGTCCTTACAGATGTTCGTGTAACTTCAGACGGAAAACTTACAGGTACAGCGGCAACTTTAGGAAGAGTGTTTTTTAACACGGGAACAGGAGAGTGGGAAGAAGAAGATGAACCACCTCCAGAAACTTCAACAGAAGCAGGAGAAACGACTCCAGAAACTACAACAGACGTAGAAGAAGCTCCTCCTCCTAAAGACTTGCCTATAGTTGGTGAAGACGAAGAAGAAACTCCTCCTCCTACTAAGGGAGGTAAAGTTGGGGGTCGCGTAATTACCGATAAAGAAGGAAATGTTGTTGAAATAAACAGACCAGATGTTATTGTAGGCAACGGAGGTGTTTCAGTTCTTCCGGGTACAACCACAGTAAATGAGCCTGTTGATAATCGACTAGACGATGACATTTGGAATAGAGGAGGAGGCGTAGGAACAACATTAGAACCTGCTGAAGTAGGCGAAGAACTTATTCTTGAAGAACCTGTAGTCGGAGGCCCTGTAATAGTCGAAGAAGACGATGACATTTGGAACAGAGGGCCGGGCGTAGGAACAACATTAGACCCTGCTGAAGTAGGAGAAGAACTCTTTGAAGATCCTGTAGTAACTACTCAAGATCCTGTAGTAACTACTCAAGATCCTGTAGTAACTACTGAAGATCCTGTAGTCGGAGGCCCTGTAATAGTCGAAGAAGGCCCTGAAGATCCTTTAGTTGGAACAGATGATCCTATCGTTGAAGACCCTCTTGTTGGAACCTCAAGTAGTGGTGGTGGAGGCGGTGGTGGCGGTGGCCTAGGATCTGGAGGATACATGGGAGGACTTAGTTATGGGTTACCACCGTTTGTAGGAGTTCAGTACCAACCAAAAGACTACACTGCTCAACTTAATCGAATCATTAATGAAAGTTTGTTTAAAGGAATGATCTAATGACTTATTTAGATTTAGTTAATAATGTGCTTAGGAGACTACGAGAAACAGAGGTTTCTTCTGTTCAGTCTAATTCCTACAGCAAACTAATCGGAGACCTTATTAATGACGCTAAGGACCTCGTAGAAACCTCGTGGGACTGGTCTGCACTTAGGACTACCCTTACAATCACTACTACGGCTGACGTATTCAACTACTCTTTAACTGGTAGCCAGAATAACATCAAAGAACTAAACGTGTTAAACGATACGTCAAACTTAATAATGCAGTACCAGACTAACAACTGGTTTGACTCGCAGTTTCTCTTAGGAAACCCTGTCTCTGGTTCACCTGTGTACTACACGTACAACGGTGTTGACACAGACGGTGACACGTTAATCGATGTTTACCCTAAGCCAGACGGAGTTTACTCCTTACGTTTCAACTGTGTGTTACGCAATGGTGACTTAAGTGCTGACACTGACACTATTAAGATACCAGCGATGCCTGTAGTGCATCTTGCTGTGGCCTTTGCCACACGAGAACGTGGGGAAACAGGTGGTACTTCGACTCAAGAGTACTTCTCAATGGCTAACAAGTACTTGTCCGATGCTATTGCTATGGACGCCGCTAGACACCCCGAAGAAACTATCTTCTACACGCCTTAAGGTACTTATATGGCACAAGAACTCAAAAGTATTAATCTTGTAGCACCTGCGTTCCAAGGCATCAACACTGAGGACGCACCGTTAGCTCAGGACCCTTCCTTTGCTGAAACAGCAGACAACGCTGTTATCGACAAGAGAGGGCGTATTGCAGCACGTAAGGGTCACTTGGTCATCACAACTGATAAGACGCAGCTAGGTAGTGACTTCTTAAGTTCTATCAAGGAGTTCAGGGACGACGCAGGTAACACCGAGATTTTCTCAGTAGGCAACAACAAGATTTTCAGTGGTACAACCACGTTAGCTGATGAGACTCCCGGCAGCTACACAATTACTGCTGATGACTGGAAGATGGTCAACTTTAACGACAGCATCTACTTTTTCCAGCGTGGCTACGAGCCTCTTATTTACAACAACATTGCAACTCTTGACCCCGGAGGTACTAACGGGGACGTGTTGCAACTAAGCACAGTCACAGGTGCAGCCGGTGTCACCTCTAGTATGTACGGGAATGAAGTCCTAGCAGCTTACGGTAGACTCTGGACTGCTGACTTTGCTACGGATAAATCAACTGTTTATTGGTCTGATCTTTTGATTGGTCATGACTGGCTAGGTGGGACCTCTGGTTCCATTAACTTGTCTAAAGTATGGCCCGACGGTCACGACGAAGTTGTAGCACTAGCTGCTCATAATAATAAATTAATTATCTTTGGACAACGCAGTATCGTAGTTTATGACGGTGCTGACGCTCCTGCTACTATGGCTTTATCGGACACAGTAGTAGGTGTAGGCTGCGTAGGCAGAGACACTATACAACATACAGGTGTAGACGTAATCTTTTTGTCTCATACAGGCCTAAAGAGCTTCGGAAGAACAATTCAAGAAAAGTCCATGCCACTAAGCAGTTTATCTGGTACAATTACTACGGACATCATTCAGGTACTCAGGGAAGCTAACGAAGTCTACAAGTCTGTGTATCACCCAGAGGAAAACTTCTACTTGCTTACTTTCGTAAACCAGAACATTACCTATTGTTTTGACGTAAGAGGGACGCTAGAGAATGGGTCGTACAGGGTGACACGCTGGCCCGGAACTAGCTTTACGTGTTACGAACGAAAAAGTGACGGCACTTTGCTCATCGGTAGTTCATTAGGCATAGGGCAATACTCAGGTTTTCAAGACAACGGTGGCTCCTACGGCTTCAAGTACTTTAGTCCTGAGTTGTCTTTTGGAGACCCTTCTAAACTTAAGTTCTTGAAGAAGCTTAGACCGACGATAGTAGGCGGTAGTGGTTTAAACATTTTCCTTAAGTGGGACTATGACTTTGGGTCTTCTTACAACGTAGAGTTCCTTACTTTAAAGGACGAAGCAAAGGCTGAGTTCGGAGTAGATGAGTACGCCATAGGTCAGTTTTCAGACGGTATTCTGACTTCTAAAGAAGCTATTAACACTAACGGTAGCGGCGGAACTTTGAGTATTGGTATGGAAGCCGACATTAACGGAGAAGAACTCTCTTTACAGGAAATAAACGTACTTGCACTGGTGGGTAAAACAATATGAGTAATTATACTAAACTGACTGACTTTGCCGCCAAAGATATTTTATCTAGTGGCGACACTAATAAAATTGTTAGGGGGACTGAGTTTGAAACTGAGTTCGACAACATTGCAACGGCAATAGCCACAAAAGCAGACACGGCTGGACCCACGTTTACAGGGACTGTCACAATACCTGCGTTGACCTTTACGGGTACTTTAGCGACAGGAACAATTAACGGAGGGACTTACTAATGAGTGACCCAAACACTGACCCAAACGCCCAAGGTTTCGACGGGCTAGGCATACTAGGTAATTTATTAGGTGGCGCTGCTGGCGGTTACCTAACTAAAGAAGCCTATGATAGACTTGGAAACATAGGGCAGTTTGGTTTTGAACAAATGGCTGGTAAGTATGACACAGCAGGTAACTTAATAAGTCCGGGACTAGCTCAAGAACTCTCAGGTATGCTGGAGTTCCAGCCGTACACTGTGACTTCTGCTACTGGTGGTCAGTTCGGCATGTCAAGGGACCCAGTGACGGGTCAGATGTCGTACGATATAACTACTTCTCCTGAAGAACAAGCATACCAACAATCTTTGTTTGGTGGTGCAAGCCAGTTAGCTCAACAAGCTACCGCCCCTTATGACCCTCGGTACGAAGAACTAGCTAATCAAGCTTACGGGGGTGTAGGTGCTTTAATGACACAAGCACAGCAAGCAGCTTTAGACGCTGGAGCTATGGACAGAGGCGCTAGGGAAGAGCAAGTATACGGACAACTTAGGGCCTTACAGTCCCCTGAAGAAGAACGTCAGCGTTTAGCTTTAGAACAGCGCATGGCTGCTCAGGGACGCACAGGCGTACGTACGGCACAGTTTGGAGGTACTCCTGAGCAATTAGCAATGGCTAAGGCTCAATCAGAGGCTCTGAACCAAGCGTCCCTCATGGCTATGCAGCAGTCAGGCGCTGAACAACAGCAAGCACTACAAAGAGCCGCTGGTTTACAGGGCTTAACTTCTGGAATGTTTGGCATGGGTACACAAGCTAGAATGACTCCTAGAGAACTACAATCGATGGACCTGCGAAATATGCAAGGAATGATGGCAGCTGGCTACGTGCCACAAGCTCAGTTGCTCAATGCGTTACAACCCGGAATGACCGCAGCAGAACGCCAGAGACAAGCATTGTCGGAGCAAGCAGGAGCATACGGTGAAACTTACGCTTCAGGTCTTTCGGCATTGCTTCAGTCAGGCATAGCCCAAGGTAATTTAGTAGGAAACTTAGGGTCTGGCCTTGTTAGTTCAGCTCTCGGTGGTTTGTTTAGTTAATAAGGAAAACATATAATGGCTAAATTTTCAGAACAGTTCTTAGCTAACTTAGGTAGACCTTCTTATCAACAAGGGATGTTTGACTTAGGTCAGGCTATTGGTGGTATTCCGGGTCAGATGAGGGACCAGAGAAAGAAGCAAGAGTTTAACCAGTTGATGCAGCAAGGGCAGCAAGCAATGGCTTCTAAGGACCCTGTTGCTTTAGCTAGTGTTGCTCAAAGGTTAGCTGCTGCTGGCTACCAGAAAGAATCCCAACAACTTGCACAGGCTGCTGTTACTGCTAGAGAAAAAGCAAGGCTTCAAGGTGTTCTTTCAGGGGCTGATCTTCAGACACCTGAAGGTCTTGGTGCTTTGTCTCAGTATTTTAAAGAAGAAGGTGACGCAGTCCAAGCAATTGAAATTGCTGGTAGACAAAAAGAACTTTTAAGAGAACGAGAAACTCAAAATAAGTTTGTACAACGTAAAGTTAATTTGTCAAATGCTGCTTTAAAACTGGGTCAAAATGACTTAGCAAACCGTATACAACAAATAACAGACCCTGAAGAATTACGTACAGTAGCTACTGAAATTCGTAAAAACGAAGTAGAAAAAATGCCTACCCAAAATCCTTTGGTTAGAAAACAAATGGCTAGAGCAGCAGGAATACCAGATAAGTTGTTTACGGAGTTAGACTTAGCTAAAGCTCCAGACAGTGTTTTTAACGAGTACGTAACTGGACAAAAAGGAAAAATGGAGTTTTTCTTACAAAACGGAAAAATAGTAGATTATCGTGTTAATGAAACAGGCCTTGTTTGGGACAGAGACACTGACAGATGGACTGAAGCATCTCAGTTAGAACTACAACCTGCTCCGCCACAGGTACAAAAAATACAAAACATAACCGCAGGTATGGGAGATGAGTTAGCTAAAGTAGGAGCTAAGTCTTTTGCTGAGTTAGCAGAAAACGCAGGCAAATCTGCCGCTGCTCTTAGCACTATAAACAGAAGTTTACCGACAATAGATAATATGTTTACTGGGGCAGGTGCAGAAATTAAATTAAACATTGCTAGGTACGCAGAAGCTCTGGGGTTATCAGGAGATTATCTCGTAGATCCAGCTTCAATAGTAGATACTGAAGCATATGTGGCTAATGCAGGACAACGGGTTGCTGAGTACATTGTTAATTTAGGTGCTGGAACTGGTTTATCCGATGCGGATAGAGAGTACGCTCAAGCAGTTGTAGCAGGAAAAATAACGGTTTCGGCTGAAACTTTGAAAAGACTGTTAAAAGAACTAAAACAAGGTGCTCAAAACAAAATTAATAGGTACAAACAAACAAGAAGTAGGGTAGCAAAAAGTTTAGGAAAAGACGGAGAAGCAGCTTTATCGTGGTTTCCTGAAGACTTTTATGTTGACGAAGGACCTGCTCCTGTTCGTTCTTCTGCTGCACAAAGCTTTCTCGATTCTCAGTAAGAGGTAACTATGCAGTACACTAAAGAACAGTACAAAAATGCAGTTCAAAAAGCCCTTGCTGCTGGAGATCAAGCAACTGCTGAAGAGCTTGCCGAAGAAGCTGCTATTTTATATCCAGAAGGTTATACTCCCCCTGAAACTCCTTATTTAGAGCAAGTGTCCCAAAGAGCTTCTGAGTTTTCTCCTATGGAAGTTCTTTCTGAAGGGCTACGTCAAGTTCCTGAAAGAGCAGAAAAAATAGGAGGCCCTGACTATAGACCCGGAATTAGTGCATACGCTCCAGTAGCTTTTTCTCAGGCTTTTAGAACAGGAGGAGAGCTTTTAGCAGGAGGAGTCAGCATCCTTATTTCAGACTCTGTGCGCGAGGGTTTTGAAGAAGGATGGTCTAAAGTAAAAGACATGCCGGGAATGAAACAAGCAGGACAGGCTTTAGGCGCAGGTTTTGAAGCTTGGTCTGATTTTTCCGAGAAGTTTCCTAGTTTTGCAGAAACAATGGAAACTTATGTAGACATTGGGGCAGTACTCGCTCCTGCTTCTAAGATAGACATGGCTGGGCCAGCAGCTAAAGCAAAACTAAAGTACAACACTGCAATAGCTGAAGAAAAACAAGCAGGAATTAATAAATTAATGGACCCTGTAGTTGTTGGAGAATCTGGCTATGGAGGAGAGTTTAGGTCTGTAGGAGGACCGCTTGATAGAACAGTCTACGTTCCTACCGAAAGAGAACAAATAATGCGTAGGACGTTAGAGACTGTTGATGGTTTAGATCCTAATACGCACTATGCTCGCGCACACACTGTAGTGTCTGACGAAGTAAAAAAAGCTAACAACGAGTTAATTGCTTTTATTAATAAATCAGGAAATCCTACGTACGACAGGCAAGAAATTGTAGAGTCTATGCAAGAAGCTTTTGCTGGCCTTAAAGAATCTAAAGATTATGTTGCATTATCACGAGAAGCCCAAAAGAAAGCTAATGAATACGCTAACATTGCGTTAAAAACAATAAATAAAGAAGAGCCTAATGCTTTAGGTCTTTTAGCTGCTAGAAGAGAGTTTGACAGTTTTGTAAACGCTGGTCCAAGAAAAGGAGACGTTTTAGACCCTACTGTAGAAACAGCAAAAGGGGCAGCAGGAAGATTCATAAGAAACGTAATGAACGACAAACTTAAAGACATTACGGAAGGAGACGTTGTCCATAACTCGCTCGACCGTATGCACAATCTTTTGTCTGCTCGTTCAGTCTTACGTAACAAAATGTACGGAGAAGGAAACAATAGGATATCAAGGGCTTTCCAAAGAATTTCTAGTGTTGCTAACTTACCCTCTACTCCGTTAGCTCTGTACGCTACAGTAAAAACAGCAGGAGCAGCAGCAGCAGGTGCAGTAGCAGGTGTTGGTATGGGGACTGGGGCAGTTTTAGGGGCTGGGGCTGGAGTAGGTATTTATACTATGTTAAAAGCTGCCGACAAAACAACTAGACTTCGTTTTTATTCTAAAATGCTTTCAGGAACAGACAAAGCAATAAAAGCTTACAAAAGCGACAAAAATTTAGTGTCAGAACTGAAGGCCGACAGAGCCTACATTGTTTACTTAATGAACGAAGCAAGACAAGAGGAAGAAGAAAATGGCTAACATGTTTAGTAGTGTTTTAGGTCCCAACTCTTCCGCTGTTTCCTTTATGGACTCTATTGCTGAACTTCCGGGTAAGCGTGTTGACGACTTTATGGAACAAACCCAGCGGTACAGGTCCGGAGAAATTGGAACTGGGGACCAGATGCTTCAAGGAGGTGCTAACGCCGTAGGTTTGCTTACAGACGTTCCTTTTTTTGTTGCAGGAGAAGCAGTATCCGCTATTACTCCTGAGTTTATTAAGAAAGGCTTGAGTCAAATAGCTGAGGGAATTAAAGACACGGAAGCTGCCCAAGTTGCTATGCAGTACATGGAAGAAAACCCTCAGATGATGAAACGCATAGGGTACGGTGCTGATCTTTCAGCAGTCCCCGCTGCAAAAGTAGCAAAAGGCGGTATGCTGCGTGACTTGTCTTTAGAGGCTCCTAACAGACAACCATCTTTTTACGGCTCTGGGGTGTTAGGTCAGTTTGCTTCTATAGCAAGAACCGCGCCTACTGCTTTGTACGACACCTTAAGTCCCAAAGCAGCAGCTTCTCGTAGAGAGGGTGTTCCCATGTCTGTAAGAAGAGAAGCCTCTAGAATAACGCCTGAAAGAAGAAGCAAGGCCGAAGCTATCAGAAGTAAAAAACCACAGGATAGAACTAAAGAAGAAACTGAATTTTTAGGAAACTTTAATAAAGACCTTTCTTTTTTGGAAGGACAGCTAGACCAAACGCAGTTGCTAAAAACAGGAAGAGGGGAACAAACTCAGGGAGTTATTAAGTCTTTTGAAAACGTACAGGCTTTAGGAAAAGGTCCCTTAAGTCCTGAAACTCTTTCTAAAGCAGCATCTTTATCTGATCCTTTAATAAAAAGAAACATATCTCTTGACAAAAACAATTTAGCTGTTATTGAAGAAAGAATTAGAAAAGCTCAGGGCATAGGGCCTAACGAACAAGTAGAAGTCGTTATTAGAAACCCTACTGCTTTTTCTGACATATCTAAAGAAAGTTTAAGAGGTCCTAGTAAAGAAGCGACTAGGGTTTTTCACGCTAGAAACAGCTTACAAAAGTATTTTCCAGAAAAAAAAGATTTCTCAGACCAAGAGCTAAGAGAAGCTGTGGCTATGACTAAGCTTCCAGACGACAAGCTGTACAACCTATCTACCGGAAAAGAAGCGAACCGATACGAACAGTACTTACACAAACTGCTTCAACCTAAAAAGTACGGTACAAAAGGAAGATCAAGTAAAGAAACAATTGATATGTACTACAAGTATAAGAAGATGGAGCAGGACGGAGTAAAGCTAAGGAAGCCTCAACAAGAAATATACGACGGAATGAAGGCTAGAATACAGCAGGTTTCAGAGACAGTTGATGTCCGTGACGGAACCGCTTACTTCCAAGGCTCTCATTTGTCTTCTGCAAAAGGCTTAGGCGGGGTAAACGATCAGTACATGATGAACAAAAAGGGAGATTTTGCCCACTTTATTAACGACGAGAACGACCTTTTTGGACAAACTGTTCCGGGTGACTCAAGAGTTTTGTCAATCGCTTCTCCTAACGGTTACAATCTGTTTGCTACTGCTGGTAGAGCACCTGCGTCAAAACCAAGCCCTTCTAAAGAAACTTTTCAACGAGAGTTGCAAGAAATGGGAGCAGAGCCTGTAAGCGCACTGCCAAAAGGAATGTTAGAGCAGGCAGCAGTAGGGGTACAGAAACAACCCCAGCCTAACTTACGTCCGTCTGATTTTAAAAATGTAGCTGCTGCTGGGACTTTAGCTGCGGGAGCGTCCAGAGAAAGATAGGGGGGTCACTTAAGACCCCCAGTTCACTCTAAATCTCGCAACTGTTGCCAACACAGGCCAACTGCTGCGACCCTTCGGTCATGTCAGAAGCCTCTGAGATGTTCCAGTCGATAGCCTTGGGAAAATCTTTGACTAGACTCTGGTACGTCTCTAGGTCCACTGGCTCATAGGGTGCCTGCTGGTACGTATGTTCTGAGTAAGGTAGAAAGCTGATGCCACTAACCTTGTCGAACTTGTTGTACAACCACTGCCCCACCTCTAGGAACTCATCGTCCCTGTAGTAGCAAGTCATGGACGGCTTGTGTTCACACCAGTAGTCCTGATACATCTCCCATAACTCTAGCTGCTCCATAGCACCCATGTCCGTAGCCACCACAGCCTTCTTAGGAGACTTAATGGGGAACGAGAAGACCTTAGTAGTAGAAGAAGTCACGTCTAGTTCCACAGGGACTCCTGCGGCCTCTAGGACACCACACAAGGGGTCTCGTGCGTCTGCTCTTACTCGTCTAATGTATTGCTCAGAATATCTAGGGTGGATGCCAGACGCGCTGTCAACCAACTGAGATACAGTACCGGAAGGCTTAACAGCAGTAATGGCAGTGCTAACATTGATGCCAAGGCGTTCAGCCCAAACACGGTTAGTTTCAATAGCTTCCTCTTTAAGCTGCGTGAGCCAGTACTGTAGATCTGCACGATTCTTCCTCCCTGACATAACTGGATGGTCCATGATGCCAGTTAGTGACACCCCTAGTAACGCTTCTTCTTCTGTGTTGTCCTTCCAGATCTTACGCAAGTACCTGAAGTCAGTCAGGGTTGCCTGTAGTGTACCTAAGATAGCAGCAGAGCGTACCTTTAGCCGCAGGCTTTCCAAGGTGTCATTGGCCCGAACCACTACTTCCGACAAGTTACAGAACTGGTAAGGTCTCAGGATAATCTCTGAGCATGGGTTAGTCCCGAAGTCAAAAGTAGCGTCCCTACGTCCATTCTTTTCAGCCTGACGCTGACTAGCGACACGACTAAAGACACCTCGTTCTCCTGAGCGTGACTCGTACAGAGACTTCCACTCGTTCAAGAAGGCTTCAAAGTCAGGCTTCTCTGTGTAGCAGGCGGAGTTGTTAGCCAAGCCACGCTGAGGATTATCTACCCACCACTGTCCTGACTTGCTTCGACGTATCCTATCGTCAGTGAGGTTACTAAGACTGATGAGAGCACTTCTTCTAACTCCTCCGACAACGACGATCTGTGCAATTTTACAGCATAAATCGTGGCACTCAATGGAGCTAAGTCTTCGACCTCTAGCGGCTCTGAAAATATCAACCGTGAATTGAAACAGATCAACAAGAGGTTCTGGACCAGACGCTCGACCTCCGAAAGTCTTAAGGGCTGCCCCCGCAGCTCTAACTCCAGACACGTCCCACTTTGGAACTTGACCGCTAAAGAGCATTGCGATAAGTTCTCGGTATGCCTTAGCCCATCCAATTTTGCTGTCAGCGACGTGTATAACGGTATCTGTATCATGGAACTCCTCTGCTACTTCAGGTAGCTTAGTGATGTACTGACGTTCGACACTGAAGCCAACCCCAGTTCCACACATGAGGATGTACATCATTTCGTCGAAGGCTTTAGGGTGGTCGATAGGTAGATAGGAGCAGTTAAACCCAGCTACATTGTCTCTGTCCAAGGCTTCCCCGGCGGTCATAAGCGCCCTCATGCTGGGCATCACGCCTAAGTCATGCACAGGCATGTACAGGTCTAGGGCTTCCTTCTCCGTGAGTTTACCCTTTGAGACCCAGAAGTCCAAGTAACGGTTCACGGTCTCTTCCCATGTCTCCCGTCGTTGTTCCTCTGGTATGTACCGAGCGTACCTAGACTTGTGTATGTACTGTTGATATGCGTCCATCATAATTCGTATTCTCCTCCAGTTAATAGCGATAGTTTTAGCTGGTCCAGTAAGAAAGCTAGTTCGTACGTGTCCATGTTAGTTGAAACCATGATGTACTCTTCGGACTTAATGATGCAAAAGGCGTCATCGTAGTTCTCTAAGTCTTCATTGTCCATTATGAGTTTAAACACTTCGGGTACGCTAATCCTGTCTGTGTCCTGCTTGTTTCCACCGAAAGCCCCTTGTATCACTTTCATTCCAGTGCCTCCTGTTCTTTGACCATCTTGTTTAAGTACCACTGAGCCTTCCGTAAGTCCTGTAGGCCATTCTTGTATCGCCACCTGTGTAAATATTTTATCACGTTGCCTTCGCAGTACTCAATTATTCCTTCTCCTAGCTGCTGCTTAATATAATCAATGGCCTCTGTACCGCCTTGGTTGTAGTGCTTTGGTTTACTAACTGCGTCCCATTCTTCGGGTGTCGCTAGGTCAATACTCATCTTCGTCCTCCTCTTCAAATGCTAACTCCTCGGCAAAGTACTCCAGTCTGTTTATCAGTTTGTCCTCGAACCTGTCCAGAAGCTCCTCAGAGGTTATCTCCAGTGTTTCCAAAAAGTCTTCAGGGTCGTAAGTCCGTAGCAGACGTTCCTTAATTTCTTCCATTGTTAGAGACATCTTCTATCAACTCCTCTAGCGTATCTAATGTGTACCACGGGAACCCCTCTTTCTCACACCATTCAGACATTGTCATCTTAGCACCCTTTCTTACTTTCTTGTTTGGACCCATGAGGACAAACACAAGTCTCTGGTAGCTCTCTAGGCTGTCCCTGACTGCTTTGTACTTCTGAGTGTCCCCTTCCCTGAAGAACCCCTTACACTCCACCAGCGTGTCACTAGCCATGTGTACAAAGTCTGGCTTGTAGTTACGGTGGATGGTGTAAGGGACCATATAAGGCTCGTACTCGAAGCCCTCCAGTACCTTTGCAGTCTCTTCCTCAAAGACACTACGAAACTTCGATTTCTTGGACCTTCGGCTCATTGAATACCTCTACTAAATAGCGTGGACCTGATGAATATGCGAACCCTCTTACGGCAGGCCAGCACTGTTTTTTGTAAGAGCAGTAGGAGCATCCGATAGCGAGTTTCTGGTTTCCACTTTTTCCATCTGCGATAGGCTTGTAGCATACTTCGGGTGGTTCCTCCTGCTCCACTAGCTTTTTTATGCGTTCAATCCTTTCTTCTATATCATAAGATATTAGGTCGTACACAGGAGCTTGTGTGTCCTCTGAGTCGTACAGGAGGTACGTCAGGTGTCCATTCTGTTTGTCCATTGCCAGCCAGCCAAACTTGGTTTCACCTTCTGAGTGAGCGTAGCCCTTGATCTGCCCTATGTACCCGAAGGGGTCGTCGTAAGCCAGAGTCCCTTCCTTGAACTTCTTGAACCCGTAGGTGGAAGTGGACTTAACGTCAGTCACAATCCCGTCGATCCTACAGTCCATAGACCCCTTGATGCCATTGACCTCACACTTCTTCTGCTCATCTGTCACCTTGTGACCAGCAGCTCTTGTGAGGAACAGTAGCAGTTCTTCAATGAGATGACCGTAGAGGAACTTGACGTACGTATTAGGAGTCAAATCTTCCCCTTTGTCCACGTCGTTGTACACATTCCATAGGAAACGCTCATCGCGCCCAATGTTAGACATACGCAGCTTACGTGAGTCGTCTCGGACCTCTGTGAACTCCTTACGCATAAGGTCCTTCACGTTCTCACCAAACAGCTCGATGCAACTCTCGATGTCTACTCCTTCTGCTACCTCTTTAGTAGACACTAGGTTGTAGATGTCGCTCACTAGGTTGTACGTGTTTTTCATTTGTATTCTTCCGCTGTACTGGAGACGACAACTCTGGCCTGCTCCGGTGTGCATTTGAACCACTCTCCTCTGCGTTCGTAGAGCTTTTGTAGCTCTGTGTGCGCCTGTGATTCTGCCTGACGACGATCGTTTACGTCATACCTATATTGTAACACATAATCTCTAAAAGGAGAAGAAGTTTGGTAGTTGTTTAAGCGGTCCTCAGCGTCAATAGCCATACCTATCTTTACCCAGTCAGGGAAATTAGGGTTGGTAATGGCGTACACTTGACCCTCGACACTGCTTTCGTACTTCTCTAGGCTGCTGAAGGCTGCTTGTTCAAAGTTCTTGTAGCGTCCCGGCTTGTGCAAAGGATGGTCTTGTCTGATGTACTTCCCATTTACCCACATGCGATTATTGTTTCTAAATTTTTTCCTTTCGGGATTGTCCTTATAGTACTTGCCGTCTACTTTTGCATAAATCATTCGTACTTCTCCTTAGTGAGTATCTGCCCATGTTGTTCCAACTTTGTACTCTCCGTCCAGCGGACATCTGAGATTAAACTCCAGACCCGCCGCCTTGAGACACTCGACTGCGAGCCAACCGAACTTCTCTGCGTCTTTCTCTGCAACTTCCGACTGGACTTCATCATGTATATTCCCTATAATTTTGTAGTCTAACTTCCATAGCTTCGCGTAGTCGTCCAGAATCACCAGTGCTTTCTTCATTACGATAGCCCCTGCTGCCTGCAACAACGTGTTCAAAGCGGAATGTTCAGATCTGACTCCGAGCTTTCT